CTTTACAGCAGAAGCCTTTACTTTCTGAGTATAATTAAGCGGCGACTGTCTGCGTATCTGTTTTGAAACATAGCTTATGAGCGAATAGTCGGACGGTGAAATAGTAACATACGCAAATGTCGGCTCTGATGTTGATGCCGCACTGCCCTCAGTATTTGCACTTGCAGAGCTGTCAGCGGTCACCAGAGCAACCTTGTCGGCACTCATACCGGTGCAGTCCTCAACTGTTACCATATCAACTATACTTGACACACCGCCGGGAAGGTCGTTTATACCGCTTACCTTTGTAGGTGTTGCAATAGTACCGCCGGAAAGAAGTACCGAGCGCATCTGTACTGCATCCATTGTCATACGGTTAGTGGCAACAAAATCATTTGCTGTTCTCTGTTCTGCGTTATCGCCAATCTCCGGCAGCTGCTGATTTGACGGTGAGCCAATAGATCCATTGGCAATCTTGCCAAGAAGGTTTTTTCTGCTTTCTTCTTTGGCAATGATAGCATCACGCTCCTGTATCAGCTCATCAGTTTCTCTGCTAAGTGCTTCAAGATCTGCACCGTCTGTTTCTGCTTCTTCAGCAATAGCTGAAAGTCTTTTCTCAATTTCTTTAAGTCTTTTATGCATTTGATATTCCTCCTGTTTTGGTTTTGATTTTTATTTGAAGTTTAAGTGTTTCCCTCCGGCGCAGCTCCTGCGCAGTCCTTTTGATCTCTCCGTCAATCAGACTTCGGGTATGTATATCTGTAGTATCATTGGCAGGTATCGACACTGCCGATACATCAAATATCTTTTTAATGCCGCTGTAGGTAACTGTACGGGTAACAGCGTCAAAATTCATTTTGTCGGGTATAAAGCTCCACGACATTTTGTCGATCATACCCTTAGAGATCATTTCATAGATTTCTCTGCCTCTCTGAGTACGTCCAAGATCGGCAGCAATAAAAAGTCCCTGATCGTCTATCCTGACAATCAAAGAGCCGTTTTTTACTCTGGCGAAAACCTCGCCCGAATGGTCATACTGCATGATAACATCCGAAAGGTCAACGCTCTCGAAATTTTCTCTTGTAAACTGTTCATATACAGGACCGCTACAGTCGTCATATAGCTTATAGCGCTTATAATTGGCAGCATAACCCTCGACATAGTATTCTGTGTCGATAAGTTTTTCATTCTGCGGTTCGGCACTCATACTCATACTGCGATACTGTCTTTCCGTCTTTACAGGCATTCAGCCACTCCTTTCATAAATATTTCACGCACTTTTTAAGTGCTGCTTTTGCTTTTGTAATATGCTTATATACTGTTGTCGGTCTGATGCCGAGTTTGGCGGCTATATCCTCAACGCTCATATTCCGGTACACACGCATAGTAAGGCAGTCTTTTTGTCTGCCTGTAAGCTCCGTATCTATCACGACAGCGATAAGCTTTTTCATGCGGTCTCTTATGCTGCTGTTGTCTCCGCCTCCCTGAGAAGAAACGTAAGAATAAAAATCTATCAAATCCTGTGTACAGGCACGGCTTTTATCTGACAAATTCAACATCCTTTCTCCGTGCTTTTCTCATAAGCTCAGCGGCTGTTTCCATACAGTCATGATACATCGAAAGCAGTATATTTATCCTGTTCTTGATAGATGTAATTTCTGACGGCGGAGCTGTTTCCTGCTGAGCTTTAAGCTCGTTTATGCGTTCCTTTATCTTTTTTCCTTCATCCGAATACTCCTTTGACCACTCACTGTATTTCATTATCACTCCATCCTTTTTTAATTTGTTTTTTAAGATTATTCCGTGAAGTAGTAATAACCTGCAAGAGCTTCTGTGCTGTAAAGCATTGTTTCAGTAAGGCTCATGTTCTGCACCTCCTCATTTTACCGTAATGTTTTTTAGACAGGACTCTATTAACGTACTCTCTGTACGACAAAACTTCATATATCGGAACCATGATTTCACTTCCTTTCGGGCAATAAAAAAGCACCTCAGCTATTCACGAAGAACAGCTAAAGTGCCGATTTTTTAAATTTTAAAGGACATTTTTGCAGAAATTCTGCAAATTTGAAGAATTAGAGCAACAATTTCAATGTTTTTGCAAACTTTTTGAAGAAATAAAGCAACTGTTCGGAAACTCCGAACAAGTTGCGGTTAGAACTGAAAAATATCTGATTGCCGAATGCCTTTTCACGTTCCGAAAAGGTCATATTCGTATGTACAAGACCAATCTCAAGTGCAAAAAGCTCAATGGTTAGTCATTTTTTAGTACCACATAACCAATCTTTCTTTTGGAACTTCTTTTATAGAACCATTTTTTAACTCGTCTAATGTTTTTCTTAAACCATTGACAGCCATTCTGCTGTACATGGTACCATATTTTTCTATAACATCTGCATGACTATCACCTGTTGTTTTATTTAACGAAACATGTCCTTTTATGTTACTATCCTCAGGAACGTAGTCAGCTTCAATTACATCTTTATTATGTTTTATGTTTATTAATTTTAGCATAATACTCCTTACTCTCCTTGCCATAATCATACTTTTGCTCCGTTAATTTATGTGCTTCTTTTTGTGAATAACCTTTTTTCATTAAATCTCTTTCCATTATTTCATGCTTTAAAAGTGTTATATCATGTTTTTGAATATTTTTTCCGTCAATCAATCTTTGCCATGATTGAGCCATTTCATAACTCGGATAAAAATATTCTAACTCAGAACCGCCCAAATCATGCTTTTCCAGAAAGATATAGTTTTTGACTTGTTTTACATCTTCTACTGAAAAGTTCGTATTTTCTGCAATTCTTTTATGGTCATTCTTCATTTTTCTGACTGCTTCATAATATCTTTCCGCATGTTCTTGTGCTTTCTTACTGTCAGGATTTAATGCTCCACTTTTTTCAACATTAACAGCTCCGCTGCTTAATCCTTCAGATGATCCTCCCGAACCGCCGCCGTCCTCGCCTGTGAAAACATGCTTGCCGTTTATCGTTACCCAGCCTCTTTCTTCAATTATACCACCGACAGCAGACTTGTCAACAGGTTTATTGCCGCTGATCGGCGGCTCCACAGGCTCAACAGGTTCTTCATAGCTGTCAACAGGACGGTATTCGCCTCTGATAAAGTGTCTGTCACCGTTTTCGATAGGCGGAAGATTGAATACCTCTCTGTCTTCATTGATGCTTGTGCGCCCTCTGTCGCCCATCTGCACGACGTAGTTGATCTTGTCCGATATGCTCGCATACTGTAAGCGGTTAGAACTGAAAAATATCTGATTGCCGAATGCCTTTTCACGTTCCGAAAAGGTCATGTTCGTATGTACAAGACCAATCTCAAGTGCAAACGGCTCAATCTTGCCCTCATAATATGCATTCCATTCATCCGGAGTGAACTTGTTCTGAAGAATATGCTCATTCGTACCGAAATAGTTGAACACATTCTGCTTGATGTACTCCATCTGACTTGGATTGATGATATACGGTTTGCTGTCTATCTGCTTGACATCCTCATACTTCTGATCTATCAGGAATACACCCGCAGTGTTGCTTATGCCGAGATTGATCTCCTTCAAACGTTCCTGTTCTTCCTTGACATCCTTCGGTTTCAGTGAGTTCGCAAGCTTGGCAATAAAGCGGATAACGGCACTGTTTTTTATACCGTTGATAATTCCCTGATTCTGAGCGTCAATAAGTTCAAGAGTGGGACGCAGACACAGGTTTGATTCACCCCATAATTCGGAAGTATACTGAAACTGATTTATTATGCCGCATCTTGAAAACTCCACTGCAAAATACTCACCGCTGCCCATGTCATAACGCACATACGTAATGCCGCCATGCTCTACAAGCTGCATTTTTCCGACAGTCAGAGGATAAAAGCCCTTGATTTCGTCAAACTCTGTCAGCGGTGCAATAACTGCATTATTGTCCGTCATATAAGCTGTAGCAAGCTTGTAAAGATACTTTTTTGTATCCATCAGTGGATTGGGTTTGAATTGTAAAACTCTCTCCAGACCCGGCGCAGCATTGCCGATAACTTCCGGTTTAAGCTTACTGCAATGTGTAGCAAAACAGTGTATTGCTGCCCTTGTAAGCTCCATCTCATATATGCCGCCTGCGTATGTACTGTAAACCGGCTGATAAGCAGATATCACAGCAAAATAATTTTTGAGTGCTTTTTCTAATTTTTTATCTTTAAATCTAATCATCCGTTTCATCTGCTCCCTTGTTCATGTTTATGTAATTATCCTTTTTGTTCTGCAATACTACATAAGCACACAAAAGGGATATTGAACCGTCAATACGCTGTGTCCTGTCAAGTCCCTTTACAGGCTGTATATTGCCGTTTACATCCGTTTTCACCTGTGTGTTGTACAGACACCATTTGTCTATCGGATTGTCGTTGTAAATAACTTTGTGTGCTTCAAAATCGGCTTTCATGTCTTTCATGGGCTGACTGAGAGTGAATGTTCCCTGACGTATAGGTATCATGGATTTTTCGCCGAAGCTTGCTTTGAACTCTCTGAGCAAACTGTCGTCAAAATGCCAAGGGTCATAACCTATCCAAAGCACATACAGGTCTTCTTTATCCCTGAGCTCCAGAAACCAGTCAAGAAATACACGCTTGTCTACTCTGTTTCCGGAAACCGCTCTCATAAGTCCGTTTGATATCCATTCGTCATAAGGTACCTTGTCACGTCCTTCACGGCTGCCGTTTTTCTCTTGTTCGTCAATTACTCTCTGAGGTATCCAATACATTGAACGGACATATATCCTGTCATCACCGGGACGCATACAGACAGCCTTTGCACTGTTGAGGTCAATGCTGTCAGCGGCATCCATACCGCCGATGCAGTAATCAAAGTCTTTAACGCTCCATGTTTCCGTGTTTACGATATCCTCCCATCTGAGCCATGCAGATACAGAGGTCTGCGGAATATTGAAGTCCTTGACAAACACTGTCGGCTTGAAGCTTGGGTCATCCTTTGCTTTCTGAACAAACTGTCGGAGCATAGCAATTTTCTTTATCGTTCCAAGTCCGGGATTTGCTTTTATCCAGCAGTTCTCATCCGTCCATTCTTCCGCACTGTCAAGCTCATAGATAAAAGGCAGGAAATGTTCATTTTCGGCAGGGTCTTTCGGGTCAAGTATCTTTGATGCATATTCATACTGCTTGTCAAAAATACCTCCCCTTACAAAACCGTTTGTTGTAATGGTGAATAACAGCGGCTGAGAACGTGCAGACATGCCCTGTATTGCAAGATCGTAAGTATCACGGTTTGTAATAGCTGCCAACTCATCCACAACAGCGCAATGTACATCCAGACCGTCAAGGTGTTTTGTATCGCTTGACAGAGTCATTATATAGCCCATGTTTGCATCACAGTAAAGATCACTCTTTCGTTTGCGTATTCTTTTGGAGAGCATAGGACTTTGCAGTATCATTCTGTGACAGGCATTAAAGCCTAACATTGCCTGATCTCTTGCTGTTGCAAGGTTATAGACCTGCGGAGCGCCCTCACCGTCTGCTGTAAGCATAAAATTTTCAAGTCCGGCACATTCCGTTGTCTTTCCGTTCTTACGTCCTTCAACTATCAGGCACTCGTTATACTGCCGCAGGCCGTCATCATCCACAAATCCGAAGATAGCCTGAAACCTTGCTTTCTGAAACAGTTCCAACTTTAGCGGCACTCCTAATTTACCTGTCGGCTGTTTGCAGAACAGCTCTATAAAATTTATCGGTGCATTTGCATACCATTCATCAAAGTGATACTTCTCGGGTTTTGCAAACTTTTTCAGAAGCATATCCGATATCCGTTTCATTTTTTCGCAGGCAACTATACTGCCGTCATATACTGCCGTAAAATATTCTTCAAACGGTGTCATTTTGCTTCTCTCCTTTTGTTCTTCATGTATTCGTCAAACTCGTCTGTATCATTCTCCTGCTCCGGAAGGTTATCCGTAATTTGCCGCATCAGCATAGAATAATTTTTGATGAGCTGATTATATGTATCACCCTCCGAAGATTTTTTAAGTCCCTTCTGATTGGCTCCGTTCTGATATTCTTCAACC